GACATCGCGCAGGCGCTCCGCGACGCGATCGGTGCACTCCCGGAGGTCCCACCGGACCCGTTGACACTCGACGACATCCTGTCGCGGGCTATCCAGCGGGGCATGGTCGCGGTCGACGACAACTTGAACCTTGCCTACCGGGCCCAGATCGAGCAGGCGGCACGTGCCGACCCGTCGACGGTTACGGCCTACCGCAGGGTCATTCGCCCAGAACTGTCCCAAAGTGGGACATGTGGGCTGTGCGTGGTGGCCAGCACCAGGCTGTACTCCCGGGGGGACCTGTTGCCCCTGCATTCGCGTTGCGCGTGCACGGTCATCCCCGTCGTCGGTGAAGCAGGCGGCGACGGTGACATCGGTGGCGCCATCAACGACATGGACCTGGCCGCGTTGTATGACCAGGCGGGTGCGAACCGGGCCGCCGAGTTGAAGCGGACCCGGTACAAGGTGATCCGGCACGCCGAGTTGGGGTCGTGGCTGGTCCCAGCCGATTCGTTGCAGGACGGTTTGCCTGACACGGGCACCGCTGCTGCTGCCGCCTGAACAGACCCAGCAGTCACATCCGCGCCCGTCACGGGCACCACGGTTCTTCTTCTTCTGACGTCCCTTGTGTGGAGGTTCCCTGATGTCTGTGACGTGGCGCCGTCGTGGCGGTGAAGCGGTCGCTCTGGTCGACGCGACCGGTGGCGCGGAGACGGTCCAGTTGCCGTTGATGGCGTCGTTGGAGGCGGTGATCGTCCGCCGGTTGGATGGGTCGGGGAACACGGTCACGGTGACTGTCCAGTCGGGGAAGACCCTGGATGGTGCCACGAACGGTTCGACGACTGTTGCTGGTGACTCGGAGAAGAAGTTCATCGCTCTCGATGCTGGCTGGGAGTCTCTGACCAGCGGTGGCGGGGGTGGTGGTGGGGCTGTTGATTCGGTGGTGGGTCGTACCGGGGTTGTGACTGGCGCCCACATCGCAGCCGACCCGGGCCTGTCGGGCACCTATGCCCAGAAGTCCGCGACCTGGGCGACCGGCGTGGACTACGTCGTCGACGAGCTGGTCATCAACTCCGGGACGTCTGCGTCCACGACGGCGCACACATCCGGGGCGAGTTTCGATGCAGGCAACTTCACCGCGATCGCAACCTGACAGGGAGAACAAATGGCCATTCAGTCGTCTGACATCCTCTTCAAGCTTTCCGTAAAGACGGGATCGGCAGGAAACAGCACCGCCGGAACCACTGGCGGGAGCCTCGGCGGGTACATCAGCACCACGCAGATCACCGACGCCACGCTTCACAACCTGTTCGATGCCATCACGGGGGACGAGAACGCAGCCAGCGACGTCGAGTATCGGTGCTTCTTCGTCCACAACAGCCACGCGACCCTGACACTGCTCGCGCCGGTCGTGTGGCTCTCATCCGAGACGTCAGGCGGTGCCGCAGTCGCGATCGCCGTGGACGCCACTGCCGCCTCGGCGGTCGGGTCCGCCTCGGCGCAGGCGCTGCAAGTGGCGGATGAAGGCACGGCCCCGTCGGGACCGTCGTTCTCGTCGCCCACCAGTAAGGGCACCGGGCTGGCGTTGAGTGATATCCCGGCCGGCCAGTGCAAAGCGATCTGGGTGCGGCGGACCGCCGCGAACACGTCCCCCGTCGACACCGATGGCGTAGTGATCAGAGTGGAGGGCGACACGATGGCCTGACGCCCGTCACTGGATCCGGCTCGTGCTACTAGGGTGGTGGGTAAGCGTTGGCGATCGTCGTCTCGGACTCGTTCACCGGTAGTACCGGCGCCGCTTGGTCGAGCAGCTGGACGCAGTCAAAGTCGACCGGGGCATCGACGGCGACGATCGATGCCAACCGGGGCAAGCACGTCACGTCCGCGTCCGGGAGCTATGCGGACTCCAGGGCGGATCGCCTGACCTGGGGCACGACTGTTGACGCGATCATCACCGGGACGATCAACTTTCCTGCCGACACTGAGGCATTCGCGCAGGTCCATTTCCGGCAGACCACCACGAACTTCACGAACGGCTATTTCTTTTCGATAGAGCCGTCATACAACACGATCCGGTTTTACAAGCGAGTGTCTGGGACGCAGTCCGGTCTCGGCACGGCCACGACGTTCACGCTCAACGCGTCCACCACGTACTCGTGGAAGGTCGAGGCAACGGGCACGACGCTGCGGGCGAAGGTGTGGACCGGGTCCGAGCCCGGGTCCTGGACCGTGTCAATCACCGACTCGTCGCACACCGCCGCCGGGTATGTCGGCCTGGAATTCGACGGCGGCTCGGCCGCCGCGGCGAGGACCTGCTACTGGGATGCCATCACCCTCGACGTCCCCACCAGCGCGGTCGGGAAGAATCTGGACACCCGGTGGAGTGTCCGGTCGGTCGCCGGGAACACCGTTGACGCCAGGTGGGGCACGCGTGCCCCTGTCGGGAAGAGTCTCGACGCTCGGTGGGGCATCCGATCAACGGCCGGGAAGAACACCGATGCCCGCTGGACGGTCCGGGGTGCGACCGCGATGCCCCTGGACGTGCAGTGGTCGGCGCGGACGCCCATCACCGCGTCAAGGGACCTTCGGTGGTGCCGTCTCGCCAGCGTCGGGGCAAGTGCTGACCTGCGATGGCAGGTCGACGCGGAAAGCGCGGTCGGGCGGAGCCTGGATATCAGATGGGGCGCCCTGGTCGGGGCCGCCCGGCCGGCGGACATCCGGTGGACGAGCCGGGCCAGCGTTCTCGGTGAGACTGATCTGCGCTGGGCGGCCCGCAGTGCGGCGGGGCGTGATCTGGGTGCCATCTGGGCAGTCCATGCCGTGGTCGATCATTCGGCGGGCATTCGCTGGAGTGCCCAATCCGCTACTGCGGGCGCTGCCGACATCGGCTGGGCAGTCCGGCAGCCCGTTGGGTCGGCGTCGAGCCAGCATTGGCAGATCCGGTCGCTTGCGGCTGGCGCCATGGACGCCCGGTGGGGTGTCCGCTCGACCGCCAGCGCCGCGACCGACCTGCGGTGGGCGGTTGCGGCGCTGGCCGGGGCCGACCGGTTCCGGGACATCACCGTCACGGCCACCCTCCCGCCCGGGCGATGGACGGCCACCCTCCCGCCCGGGCGATGGACGGCCACCCTCCGACGTCACTAGGAGCCTCTGAATGATGACTAGCCGATCATTACGGCCCGACTCCACCGAATACCTGAACGTCGACATCGCGGCCGACGTCGACATTTCCACGGACCTGATCGAGATATCGCTCGACGGCGGGATCACCTGGCATGAGACCGAGCACACGGCGACCGGAGTCAGAGTTCTTGTCGGCCCCAGTGGCGGGCTGCATCCACTCCCAGCCCGGGAGATCGTCCTCATCCGCATTCACGACACCCCGGAGGTCCCCGTCATCACCGCTGGTGTCCTCTACGTGTCGGCCTGACCTCGGCATAGCGGCGGATACCTGGCCGGTCCGCTTCCGTGGCCTGAGCCTCGGGACGGCATCGCACCACCCCCTCATTCGCCCCCCGTGCGCCTGAGCGTGTGCACGAGGGCCGGCCCGGCACGGGCCACCAACCACCCAAACCCCAGACGCCCCGCCATGGGGCGAAAGGACCGACCCTGTGAACCGCAACCTCGCATCCCTCACCGTCCCTGCCGCCTCCGGTCTCGGGTCGCTCCCGCCATGGGTGCGTCTCATCGACGGCGACGGCATCGGGCAAGGCGCACCACCCGTCCCCACACCGCCCCCCACGGCCCCGCAGGGGCAACCACAGAACCCGCCCGTCCCGACACCACCCCCAGATCCGCAACGGCAGCCACCGGCCCAGCAGGGCCAGCAGAACAGCCCCAACGGGTACCCGGAGAACACGCCCCTGGCAGAGATGACCAGCGAGCAGCGTGAGAGGTACTGGCAGTTCCACGCCAGGAAACACGAGGGCCGCGCCAACGCCGCTCTTGCCGAGAACGCAGCCCTTCGCCCGAAGGCCGACCAGTTCGACGCACTCGAGGAAGCGTCCCGGACCGAAGCGGAGAAGGCCGTCACGGCAGCCGAGCAACGCGGCAGGGACGCTGGGAGGACCGAGGCGGAAGCCGCGGCGGTCGCGAAGTACGGGGCAGCTCTCGTCCAGGCCCGGTTCGAGTCGGTCCTCGCGGGCAGGCTCACCCCCGAACAGGTCTCGACCCTTGTCGGCGGGTTGAACGTGTCCGCGTTCCTCGCCGACGACGGTCTCCCCGACACGGCCAAGATCACCGACTATGCGGCGGCCATCCCCGCGCCCGCCGCCCCGCAGACGCCCCCGCCCACGCCTCCGCGTGACCTCGGCGGTGGACGCACCACTCCGCCGCCCGCCACGGGCACCGCGGCAGGCCGCGCCCTCTACGAGGAGCGCACCAAGAAACGCACCGCCTGAGCACCACCAGCACCACGCGCCGTCCTCCCGTCATGGGCACAGGCGGCACCACCCGCCAGTCACCCCTAGCCCCCAGGAGGAGGCGAATCGTGGATCTCACCATGCGAACCGAGGTCTTCCAGAACGAGGACCAGTCGTGGCTGCGCAGCGGCCACGGCACTGACGCCACCAGGTCCATCACCCTCAAGGTGTCCGCGTTCACTGCCGGCACCCACTACCCGAACGGGTACTTCCCGTCCGGGACCGCGGTCGGTCTCTACACCAGCGGCCCGAACACCGGCCTGTACGGCCCGTACACGGCCGGTGCGACCGATGGCACCGAGAACCTCGCCGGGTTCGTGTTCACCGCGACCAAGTCCCCGGCCGTGAACACCACCAACGTGCAGGCCGCGCTCCTCGACCGGGGCGCTGTCCTCGTGTCGAAGCTGCCGGCGCCGTGGAACACCGCCATCAACTCGACCGCGCAGGCCACCAACCCGCGCTTCACCTACGCCTGAGAAAGGGGTGACGTCTGATGTACCTGTTCAACGACTACTTCACCCCGGCCGAACTGACGGGGTACGTGCGGGCTGCGCTGGCTGATCTGCCGGTCAACCAGTTCGCTCTGCGCCAGTGGCTCCCGTCCCGGTTCGTCCCGGACCTGGAGTACCGGTACAACAAGGGCACCGGCGGCCTGATCCCGGCCGCCCAGTACCGGTCGTACGACGCCGAGTCGCCGATCGCGAAGCGCAAGGGCATCGAACGCCGGTCCGGGTCGCTGCCGCCCATGTCGGAGAAGATCCGTCTCGGCGAGTACGACCGGCTCCGCATCCAGGCGAACCCGGACCAGAGCATCCGTGACCAGATCCTCTCGGACGCGGTGCTGCTGGCGAAGAAGCTGGAAGCCCGCGCGGAGAAGGCCCGCGCGGACGCCCTCGTCAACGGCAGCGTGACGTTGAACGAGAACGGTGTCGTCGCGAACGTCGACTTCGGCCGGAACCCGTCGAACGCGGTCACCGCGGCCACGCTGTGGTCGAACACGGCCACCGCTGACCCGCTCGCCGACCTGACCACGTGGGTGCAGTACTACGTGGACGTCAACGGGGAACCCCCCGGCGCGCTGGTGACCTCGACGAAGGTGAAGGGCTACCTGCTGCGGAACGCTGCGATCCGGCAGCTTGCGGGGACCCTCACGGGGACCCCGACGATCCTGTCGACCCCGGCGCTCCAGGCCGCGTTGGAGTCCCACGACCTGCCCATGCTCTACACCTACGACGCGAAGTACGAGGACGCGTCCGGTGCTGGGGCCAGGTTCGTGGCGGACAACCTCGCGATGCTGCTGCCGGAGCCGGTGTCCCCGGACTCTGGGGAGGGCTCCCAGTTGGGGGCCACGTTCTGGGGCAACACCGCGGAGTCGCTGGAACCGGAGTACGGTCTCGGCGGCGACGAGCCGGGCATCGTGGTCGGCAACTACAAGGTCCCGAACCCGCTGGGCCTGTGGACCAACGCTGCCGCGATCTCGCTGCCGGTGCTCGCCAACCCGGACATGTCGATGAAGCTGACGGTCGCCTGACATGGGCAGGGTTCTCGCGGCGAACGTGTGGGTCCTCGACCGCCTCTACATGGTGGGGGCGGTCGAGGGGGACGGTGTCCCTCCGGAGGTGGCTGCCCTCATCGGCGACCACTGCTGGGAGCCGTCTCCGGACGTTCCCCAGGCCGTGGACGAGGTCTCTCCACCGTCTCCCGAGGAACCGGAGGAGAAGGACACCGAGGGCAGCGACACCCCCGGGCCGGTGGAGCCACCTCGAGCGGGACGCGGGTCGTCCCGGGACGCGTGGGCTGACCACGCTGCCACCCTCGAGGTGACCGTCACGGACGACATGACCCGCGACGACATCATCGCCGCAGTCGACGCCGCCCAGGCCGAGTAGCTACAACCGAAGGGAGAGGTGAGGGGTCATGGCGTACGCGGTCCGTGCTGACGTCCACGCGAAATGGCCCCTCACTTCCCCTGTCGCCGAGGCCAGGGCGGACGCTGTCCTCGCTGAGGCGGAAGCGGTCCTGGACCGGCTGCTCCCCGGCTTGGCCGCGAACGTCGCTGCCTTGGCCGTGGACCCGGTCCTGGCCCGGATGGTGGTCACGAACGCTGTCATCCGAGTGTTGGCGAACCCTGGTGGCGCGTCGATGCAGACGATCGGACCCGAGTCGGTCCAGTTCACTGGTGTCCGCACCTTGGGGGCGGTGGCGTTCACGGACGCCGAGTTGGCGTTGTTGGCTCCCGCTACCCCGGGCGCGGTACCGGCAGTGGCCGGGTCAGCGGTCGGGTCGGCGAGCATCGGGTTCCCGTGGCTCCCGATCGGGCCTGCGCAGTGAGCCTCGGGGAGTAGAGGGTGCTCGTCCAGTTGGGGTCCCCTGTGACGGTCACGATTGTGCGTCGGACCAGGGCCGGGGTTGACCGGAACGGGAACGACACGTGGACCGAGACCTTGGTCCACGTGGACGGGTGCGCGTGGTGGCCTGGTTCCGCGGGCCGGAACGTGGCAGGGACACGGGATTACGGCGAAGAGACGTTCCGTAACCAGACCACGACCCGGGCACAGGTCATGTTCCCGTCGGGAACGGTCGTCAGCAGCGACGACCACGTGATCCTGCCCGCGTTGCCTTCTGCCCGGTGGGCCGTCGACGGTGACGGGTTGCAGTGGGAATCCCATTTCACGGGCGCCACGACGGGTGTCCAGGTGTCCGTCGCCAGGACCGACGGCTGAGAAAGGGGTTGAGCGGACATGGGGTCAACCTACGTACACCACTACGCCGAGTTCGGCCGGTACGTGTTGTCCGCTGACTGGATGGTCGCGGACATGCTGGCCAGGGCGGAGGCCGGCGCGACCGCGGCCCGGGCCGCTGCCCCACGGGACACCACGGCGTACGCGGATTCCATCGAAGCCGAGGCCGGGATCCGGCCCGCGACGGGACGGTACAAGCAGCGGGCCGTCGGCCGGGTCATCGCTCGTGACCCGGATTCGTTCCAGATCGAGCATGGCACCCGGAAGACTCCGGCGCACCGCACTCTCGGCACGTACGCGTTGCCTGCGATGAACCGCGGATAGGGCCGTGTACCCGTCTGTCGCAGGTTTGGTTGTGGCGGTGTTCTCGGCGGAGTGGCCGACGATCCGGTTCTGCACTGAGTTGCCGTCGAACGTCGAGGGCATGCTGCCGGTGGTGCAGGTGAACCGGTTCGGTGGTTCTGATGACACGGTCACGATGGACCGTGCCTATATCGACGTCGACGTGTGGCATGGGTCGTTGACGGCAGCCGAGGACTTGGCGTCCGAGTTGCACACGTGGATGGTGCTGCGGATGCCGGGGAAGTGGGCGACGGTCGGGGCTGCTGGTCCTGGTGTGGTCGCGTCGTGTAGGGCGCAGACCGGGATGTACCAGCGTCCCTCGGGGAACCCTGACCTGTTCCGGGTCGGCGGAGCGTACACGGTCCGCGCGCATTCGTTCCGTCCCAGTTAGTTCCGGCGACAAGCCGACCAGATCGAACCCTCACCGACTGGTGAGGGGCGGCCAGGGGTGGCCAAGCAGCAGCCCGCGCGGGCCCGTCATGGGTCTCTCTGGGCCAATCACTCGTCACAAGGCTGACTCAGGAGGTCCCCAATGGCCGTCAACACGCCCTATGTCCTTGCTGGTATCGCCGCCGCTGGTTCGTCCGGCGCGGAGCTGTGCTGGTTCGCGGACACCGCGACCACGCTTCCCACCGACCCGTCCACTGCCCTGTCGACCACGGCAGCGACCGAAGTCCAGACCGTCACCATCACCGGGTCCCCGACCGGTGGCACGTTCACCCTGTCGTTCCAGGGCCAGACCACTGCACCGATCGCCTACAACGCTGCCGCGGCTGCGGTGGGCTCGGCGTTGGAGGCCC